TATTAAGAACATCTAACAAAGGATACAAATAAAATGGGAACTCAAGTAGACGGATTTTTCAAAACCTTCACTTTCGCTTCGGCGATTAGTGCTTATCGTGCGGTTCAGCCTACCAGCACCGCTGGTCAGGCGCAGGCCGCTGTAACCGGGGCGACTCTCGCTATCGGTTTCACGCAAGAAGATGTGGCCGCTGGTGATTCCGGCACGGTCAAGCTCTTTTCGCCTACGTATTTTGCAACGGTTTCGGGCGTGGCGGCCGTTGGAGACTCGCTCTCCTTCGATGCTTCTGGCCTCGTGACCACGGCGGCTTCCAACACCATCTCCGCTGGCATCGCTCTTGAAGCGGCCACCGAGACTGGCGCGGTTATCGAAATCGCGATCCCGCTGAAGGTTGACTAAAGATTAACAATTAACCAAGGATAAATAGAAAATGAGCTATATCGCAGGCGGCACGACTATTCGTGCAGACATCAACCAAGCCCTGATCGAAGCCCCCCAAGCTGATGTGGGTTTGATCGGCGCAACCCTTCTCCCCTTGCAGAATGTTTCGGCCAAGGCCGGAACCTATCTCAAGGTTCAGTTGGCACAGGCTGACCTCCTCTCTAACAACTCGGCGATCCGTTCCGCTGGTAGCGAATACCAGAGGGGCATCCGCTCCTTCACTAGCGCGAGCTACTCCACCGAGGAGTTCGGCCTAGAGGAATTGCTTGATGATGGTAGCGTTGAGGACTTGAACCGCTTTTTCGCGGTGGAAAGCGAGACCGCTCGTTTCCTCCTCCGTCAGATCAAGCTCGGCCACGAGAAACGGGTTTCCGACCTTCTCTGGGCTGGTTCGACCCCCTTCACCACGGCTGACCAGAATCGCGCCGTTGCCTACACGAACACGAACATCGCCACCGTTGATGTTGCCCGTGATGTGGCGGCCGCCAAACTCGCCCTCAATAAGCTCGGTTACGAGCCGAACTGCATCGCGATGTCGGCCAATGTGTTCGAGTTGATCCGTCGTTCGACCCTCCTCCAGAATCAGTTCTTCGGAGTGATCTCGAACACCGGGGCTCGCTTGCTCTCCGAAGCCGAGATCGCGGCGGCTCTGGGCGTGCAGACGCTCGCAGTCGGTCGCGCGGCCTACAACACCGCCAACAAGGGCAAGAGCTACTCCGGCTCGTTCATCGTGCCGGACAGCAAAATCGTTGTGGGTCAGATCGCTGGCGGTGAGTTCACCGCTGGTGGTATCGGACGCACCTTGGTTTGGGCGGCTGATGCGGCCGGATTCGTCTCCGAGAGCTATCGTGATGAAGCTCGCCGTTCCAATGTTCTGCGGGTTCGCATGAACACGGACGAAGTTGTGATCGACAGCAATGCGGCGGTTCGTATCACCACCGACTACTCGGCAAGCTAAAATATAGATTGTGTGGTTCCTCCGAGGGGCTAGAGCCTAAAAACTCTAGCCCCTCTTTCTTTATGGTTAAGATCATAATTTTGTGCCTTGCTCTTTCTGGATGCTCCGAACCTATTTACAGGGAGAACGAGCTTCCTAGTTATTCGGATATGTCTGCGGCCAAAGATGCCCAAGAGGTATTGACAAAACCCTAGAAGAAATCCTTAATCTGAAATCCTCCATGCGAAATCCTGTTAGCCTATATTTAATCGCCGGAAATGAAGAGGCGTATATTGAAAGATGTATTCGTAGCTTTGCCCCACTTGCCGCTGAAACAGTTGTCTGTATCGCAAGAGGATCGCAAGCCCCAGACAAAACAGAGGAGATCGCCAAAAGCCTTGGGGCTAAAGTCGTTTATTACCAGAATCAAAAAACTAGCTGGCCTCATATAGACGACTTTGCAAGCGCAAGGAATATGGCCTTAAACGCCTGTTCCTGCGATTGGTCTTTCTGGGTGGATGCCGATGATGAGATGGCGAAGGATGCCCCACAGATTGTGGACGATGCCATAGACCAAGCCAACCAAAAGAGTGCAGACCTAATTGCGTTTCGTTATTGGGTGGAGAACGCCTCTTTGAACCCCCTTCGGGAGATGGCCTTGCGAAAAGGCAAGGGCAAATGGAAAAATAGGGTTCACGAAATGCTTGTTGCAGACGACCAAAACAAGCTGATTGGGATTGATAGGATCGTTAGGGTTCACAAGCCGCACGGCTACAAGGCGACCAGCGCAGAGAGAAATTTTAGAATCATTGAGGATGTGATCGAACCAGCCCCAAACGCCCTTTACTATAAAGCCCAAGAGCAGTTTTTGTCCGGCAAGGCCGCAGAATGCTATGAAACAAGCAAAAAGGCTCTGATGTTTGAAAGCCTAGAGGATACCCTTCGATACGATGTCCTGTGCAATCTTGGCAGAATTTCCCCAGAAAAGGAAAGGCTTAAATGGCTCGGGGAGGCAATTACCCTTATGCCAGACCGCAGGGAAGCCTACTTTTGGGCGGGGCAGGAATACGCGGGGAAAGGCAAATGGATCAAGTGTTATGGGGCGATGAGGTCTTGCATGACCCTCCCAAGGCCAAAGGTTCATTATTGGAATTTGAACGAATCCATTTATCAATGGCAATCCCTAGACCTATACGAAACAGCAAGTGTTTCAGTTGGGGAAATTGGCGAGGCCGAAAAGATGAAGAAGGCAAGGCCAGCCCCCAAGATTTCAATCATCCACGCCACAAAGGGAAGGCCGCAAATCGCTTGGCAAAGACGCTGGCAATGGCTCTCCTTGGCCGAAAAGCCCCTTGAGGTTGAATGGATTTTTGTGGTGGATCATAACGATCCCCAAGATTACACCCCGCATCAGGCCATCCGAGCCAATCCCGGCGGGATCATTAACGCTTGGAATCATGGCGCAAAACAAGCCAAAGGGGATATTTTAATTCAAATGTCGGATGACTGGAGCCCTCCAAGGCATTGGGATGCCCTAATTTCGAACGCTATTGGGCCTACAAACGAGGCAAAGGTGTTGGCAATATCTGATGGCTTCCGAACTGATAAACTCCTTTGTATGGCTATTATGACGCAAAAGAGGCTTGAGAAGCAGGGGGGCTATATGTTTCACCCCGAATACCAAGAGAGTGATGGCATCTATTCAGACAATGAATTTACAGAAAGGGCTTATGGTGATGGAGTTGTAGTTGAGGCCAAACATATTCAATTCAAGCATGAGAACCCGCTCTTTACAGGCGGGGAGCCGGATGATCTAATCAAACATCACAACAAGCCGGAGTTTTATGAAAGGGGCAAAGCCATTTATGAGAAAAGAAAAGCCGCAAATTGGAATTAGGCCAGCCAAAAAAGGCGAGGATACCAAGGGTCTTGGTATGATTAAGTTTGGAAAATCGCGCAAAGACAAAACCAAGTATGTTGTAGTAGATATTGAGTATGATGAAAAGGCGGGAAAAGAACTTTACAAGATTGGGATGGAATTGCTTGCCAAGGACAGGGAAGCAGTCATCAATTATGTGATTGTGGAGGCCATGAAATACACAGCAGAACTTGGTAAAGCAAAATGCAAGAAATTACCCTAGCTGATTCTTTTGGGAAAGCCTTGGCAAAATACAGTCAAGGACTTGAGTTGGGTCTTGAAATCGGCGGAGGAACCGGGGATGGCTCTACTCAATGTATTTTTACCAAAACACTTTATTCTATTGAAAATGACCCGTCCAAAATCCCTCAACATCAAAAGAATATGGATTCTAGACAAGGCGGGTTTGCTGTTCACGGAAACTCAACAGAGCCCGAGAGATGGATGAGCGAACAAGAGATTGTGGTTTTCTATAAAACAATTCCCACAAACCTAAATAAATATTCTTTAGACGAGATATTTGGATGGGTAAAACAAAGCATCCCTTATATTGGCAAATATAGCGGATCGGCCATTCGTAAAATAGGCGAGGAGCTTGGCGCAAGATTTGATTTTGTCCTTGTGGATGGGCATGAGTTTAGCGGGGAGGCCGACCTAAAAGAATCCATTAGATTTGCAAACAAAAATTGCATTGTTGCCCTCGATGATGTGAATGCGGCCAAGAACCACACAAATTATCAAAACCTTAAAAAGAATTCCGAGATTTTGGCGGAGGATTTTTCTTGTCGAAATGGGTGGGCAATCTTTAAGGTTTATGATCCTTGTCTTATTCAATGAACATAGTCGCCAAAAACTTTTACCGCACAGGCATCCCCAGCGGAGTGATTCATGTCGGAGGCTATGACGGAAGCGAGCAAAAATGGTATGATTCTTGGGGGGCTAAATCAACATGGTTCGAGCCTTTGCCGGATAAATTTGCAGAGCTAAAAGGAAGGGGGCTCAACGCCTATCAATTCGCCCTTGGAGCCAAGGAGGGTAAGGCCAAACTCAATCTCTCCAAAAGCCTTCAATGTTGCTCTATTTTGGAGCCGACTGGACATCTTGAAAAATATCCTCAATTCCCATTCGAGGGATCAATCGAGGTAGAGGTAAAGACGCTGGATTTCTTTGGCCTCAAGAATTACGATATGCTTGTCTTGGATGTGCAGGGATACGAAATGGAGGTTCTAAAAGGAGCAACCGAAACCCTAAAGCAAATCAAAATCATATATTGCGAAGTTTCGATTATTGAGCTTTATAAGGATGCCCCGCTTTTTTCAGATATTTACAAATTCCTTTCCGACTTTGAGTTTATAGATATTGATTGGGTGGACGGGGTGAAGCAAGGATGGGGAGATGCCTTGTTTATTAGAAAATGAAAACAGCCGTCATTGTGTCGGGCCAAATGCGGTCTTTGGATAAAACCGCCAAGCAGTTGAGATCAATCTATCCCGATGCCTTTTGGGTTGTTCACGCCCACCATGACGAGGACTCGGATAAGGCTTTTCTTTTACAACCGAATATCTGCGCCATTGAAAAGCAACCAGAGATTCCAGAGCGGCGGGAATACGCATATCAGATTGGGAGGGGATGCCCAAGCATCCAAGGCCAGTTAAGGCAAATGTGGGCAAACCTTCGGGCTTGGCAGATTTACAAGAAAAGCGGACATGATGCTGATTGCGTTGTTAGGATGAGACCGGACTTGGTTTTCGAGGTCTTGCCAGAAGCCCCGGCAAATGATGGTGTTTATTTCCCCAAGTTTGCAAACTATTGGGGGCTGAATGACCGATTTGCCTTCGGATCAAAAGACCTGATGGAAAAATATATGACTAGGCTTTTGAGCTTTGATGAATATATAGATCGTGGAGGAATCTTTCACATGGAAACTTATATGGGATATTTGTTTAAGGATGTTGAGGTTAAGAGAACCAGCTCCATTTTTCATTCCTTGCGAAAGGATGGCTCATTGGATCGTGCGGTGGCTAAAAAAGAATGGGGAGATATATGCTAACCATATTCACAATCGTATTGAACGGAGAGCCTTTTATTTCAAAAAAAATTGAGGCATACCAAAAACTAACAATTCCTTGGCAATGGCGGATTGTTGAGGGTGTAAGCAATCCCATCAACTGCACAAGATGGTGTAAGCAAGTCCCAGACAAATGGCACAAGGAATTTCGATCCATAGACGGAACGCATGAATATCTAAAAAATCTAAAACACGATAAGGTAAAAATCTATTCCCAGAATAAGCCCTTTAACGGAAAGATTGAAATGGTGAACAAAGCTCTTGAGGGAGTGGATTGCGGGGTTGTGATGGAGCAAGACGCAGACGAGTTTTGGACTCCAGAGCAAATGACAGCGGTTTATGATTTGCTAAAGGACAGGACTCCGGGGGTGGCCGCGCAATTCCATTGTAACTACTATATAGGGAAAAAGGTTGTTGTTAGCCGGAGGGGGCTGGGCTCCTACCCTTATGAGTGGTATCGAGCTTGGAAATGGGGCGAAGGGATTCATTTTACAAGCCATGAGCCGCCCGTCTTGAATCATCAGCCCATTAGAATCCCAAGAGGAATTACAGAGGAGATGGGGCTAGTGTTCGAGCATTATGCCTATTGCACTAGGGAAAATGTGGCATTCAAGGAAGATTTTTATGGGTATGCTGGACTTCTAAAATCTTGGGAAGAATTACAAAAGACCCACGGCCCTGTTCGGCTGAATAGATATTTTGCCCATGTTCAAGACAGGAGCGTTGTTGATGATGCAACCTAAAGTTATAAAATACCAACAAAGGCTTGGGGATGTCCTTCGATGCCTTCCGGCCTGTAAATACCTAGCCGACCAAGGCCACGAGGTTTTATTCGATTGCTTCGAGCAATATCACGGAGTGTTCGATATGGTCTCCTATGCGAAGCCAATGGGCGCAATCCCATTCAATGCAGATATCATTGATCTTGAGGTATGGCCTAATAAATATATTGATTACAGAAAGAGCAGAAAGACTTGGACTGATTTTGTCTATGCCGATCCAAGGATCAGGGACGCAGACAAAACAAACATTATTCTGGACAGGCTTGGGCAAGAAAGAGCGGATGGATTGCCGGAGCAATATCACCTTATAGCCCCATTTGGAATCTCCCAAGGCTATCCAAGAAGCCCAATCGAGTTTATACAGAAT